GTCGCTATCCACCAGGTAGCGGAATACCTTCACAGCCTCCTCCTTGCTCCTCGGCCGGATCTCTGCCATCAGACCGAACACGAACCATTCCCTTGCGCTAGCCTCCGGCGCTCCGTCACTGCAATGGTTGTCCACAGCGTTTCGCAACCAGTAGAGCTGATTCCAGTACTCCAGCTCGTGCAGGCAATCGGCCAAGGTGTGCGGCAACAGCCCTGGCAATGCTTTGAATCGCTCGGCCGTCTCCTCCTTATCGAGGTCACCAAGCCCACCTGGCTCTAGACCCCGAAGCGCCTCGATGCAGAGGACCTCAGCCGGCGTGTCATCGAACAGCGAGTCACCAAAACGGGCCGCCCCCTCAGCCTGGCGCTGACTGCGCTCGATGGCCTTCTTGGCCAGGCCGTCCAGGTCAGCAAACCCGAAGGATGAAAAGGCCGCGAACAGATTTCCGGGGTTCGTTGCCGTCAGGTGGGACCGATAGCGCTTTTCCAGGTCTTGGAGTGGTGTCTTGATCCGCTTCGCTGCCTCCATCGCCCTGCTGATCAGTGAGGGCTGGCCGGTGTTGATGACGCTGTGCAGCCAGAGCACCGCGTCGACCTCTTTGTCCCCCGTCACCGTTTGCTGCGGAGGCAACTCGGGGACGGCCGGCAAGGTCTCCCCGCTCTCCCTGATTGGCGGCAAGGTGAACAGCGCCCGATGCTCCAGGTTGTCGCGAAAGGCCCCGGAGCGTGAAACCAGGGTCTTCACTGTCCCCAGCGCCAGCCCGGTCATAGCCGCCACTTCACGGAGAGAATGCCGGCGCCTGAGCGCCAGCACCTGGTCACGCTGTTCCGGTGAAACTCGTTGTTTCACTGGCTTGATTGAAGCCTCCTGTTTCGATCGAAACGTGCTCATCGTTTCCATGGCTCGTCCTTACTGGAGCGTGCGCGCTGCGCTGTGGGCGATGGGTTCCCAGGCATCCAGAATGCCCAGGATTACCTCGAGGGGACTCAGCTCGCCGAGCAGGCGCACCGGATCAAGCTCCCGGACCTTGGCGATCGATTGCTCCCTTTCCTGGGCTTCCGCCATGGTCGTGGCGGTATCCCAGAGCAGTAGCAGCGCAAAGTCGCCGGTTGAGCGCTGCAGCTGGCCAATCCGCTCAAGACGGATGCCGAGCCCTTCCGCGATATGGCAGGCGAGGCCCAATGAGGGCAGGGTCTCGGCGCAGCCGATGACCTCCACGATGTAGAAACTGTTTGGGATGTTAGTCATGGGTCTCTCTTGTGCCTCGCTCATTTTCTGCCGTGCTTCCGCGCCTCGTTGTGCAGCGCGTTTGCTGCCGATCGAGAGGCTTTGACTGAAACCTTCGTCCCGCCGACGTCGAGATAGAGCGTGCCCAGGTTCTCTTCGGCCTGGGCCGTTGGTGCTGCAATTCGCTGGAGGGTTCCAGCCATGGCCGGAACCTGGGGAGAAAGCGCGCTCGAAACCAGGCCCCCGGCGTCGTAGCCCCGCAGGCTTTGCGACAGGTTCTGCAGGGTTCGACGAAACCCGTGCTGGCGGATCTGCTCTAGGAAAGGCAGTGCGCCCGGTTCGCGTACTACCTCCTGGGGCTGAACGTGCTCGCCGGCATGCACGATCCCGGCCGGGTCGTACTTGCCGCCCGGGCCCGTGTAGCCGCCAACGGCGTACCCCTCCTGGGGAAATTGCGAGAAGCTGTTGCCGTCCTGGTAGACCTGCTTAGCACCGGTGGCCACCGGAGTAACCGGGATCACCAATTGGCGCTGCAGATTGGCGGCCAGGCCGGCCACCTGTTGCTGGGCCTGGGCCGCGGCGGCTTGATCGAGCTCTGGAGTGATGGCCACCGGCGGAAACTGGGTGAAGCTGCTGCCATCCTGGTGGATCTTTGGCGGCTTCACGGTGGGCTCTACCGTGAGCTCCTGTTCCATCTGGGTGGCCAGCGCGCCGGCGTCCTTGCGCGCCTTTTCCTCTGTTGCCGGCGGGATCGAGACGGTGACGGCGGCAGCTGCGTCTGGGGCCGCAGTTGCTGAACCAGCGCCAGCCGCGGGGCCGTCTGGATGCGCCACGGTGTTGATGATCGAGATGGGATTGCCGGACAGTTTGCTCAGGTCGATGATCTGCTGCCGAACCTTGCTCAGCGCGGCGTCGTCCATCTTCACGCTGATCTGGACCTCCTTCACGGCGTCGAGTAGCGCCTTCAGGTCGGCGGTCTGCTGCTTCACCCGATCGAGCCCCTGCTGGGCCTTGTCCACGTTGATCTGGTCGGCCTGCGCCTCGATGGCCTGGAGTTCATTGATGAAGCCGGTGAAACCGAAGGTGTTCTCACCAGCCTGCGCCAGTTCCTGCAGCATGGACAGTGCGGCCTGCGCCTGCTGCTTCGCCCTCTCGGTGTCGCCGGCCACCAGCGCCGCCCTGGCTCCGACCTTGAGCGCCTGCGCTTGGCCGTAGGACGCCTCACCGCTCCCGCCCAGGCTGGCCAGGGCGTTGCTGTAGCGCTGCTGGGTCTCCAACTGCTCCTGCTTGGCATCTGCCAACGCCTTAGAGGCCTTACGCTCAGCTGAAACCTGGTTCTTCAGCGCACTCTCGGCGTTCTTGACCGCTTCGCCCTGCTTGCCCTGCATGTCGGCGACGTACTTGGTGAAGTGCCGGAAGCGCTGTTCTTCCGCCTTGGCCAGTTCATCCGCCGCGGCTTTCTCGGCCTCTACCTGCTTCTGGGTGCCTTCCTGCAGTTTCTGATAGGCCTCGACGGACATCCCGGCAATACGTGCGTGAATGGCGTCAATCTTTCCCTCCAGCTCCTTGATCCAGGTGTCCAACTGCTCATTGGTCATGAAGAGGGTGGCGGTGGGGCGGCCAATGAAGTCGCCGCCATCCCGGGCGGCCTTCACGCCGGCCAGGGTCTTCTCGAGCTTCTGCAGTTCGTCGATATCCCCTGATGCTGCCGCCGCGGCGTAGCCCAACTCCTTGCCGAATGCGGTGAATTCCCGGGCCACCGTGATCGTCCAGCCGGCCAGGGTGGCCATTCCCGCTGCCAGGTCGTTCAGGGCCCGCACGGTGGTCGGGTCCGTTATTAGTTCGCGCAACTTGGTGATTGCGTCGATGAGACCTTGGGCATCGCCCTCGCCGAAGGCCTTGAGCACATCATTACGCAATCGTGTCATTGCGCCATCTACAGTGTCCGGGAGCTTCTGTGCGGCCTCGGTCAGTTCGGGTAGCGCTTTGACGGTGAGATCGGTGATCACCTCAGCAGTGAGCAGCCCCTCGGAAGCCATGTCCTTTAGCGCACCAACCGGCACCCCAAGCCCATTCGCCAAAGCGCGTAACAACGGTGGTGCCGCTTCCGCCAGCGAATTGAACTCCTCGCCTTGGAGGACGCCGCGCCCCATTGCCTGGGAGAACTGGATCAGGGTCGATGACGCTTCTGCAGAGGTCGCTCCGTTGATTCGCAGCGCCTTGGTCAGAGCATCGACCACTGCGGCGGCGTCGCGTTTGCGGCCGATTTGGTCCAGGGCCGGCGCCAGCCTGGCATACACTGCAACCACATCCTCCACCGGTGCCTGGGCGTTCTGGGCAATCTCGAACGTTTGCTGCTGGGCGCGGTTCAGTTCCTCCTGGCTGCTGGTGGCCAGCTTCAGCTGGGCCTCCATCTTCTTGGCCGTATCAGTGATGCCGGCATAGGCCCGCATGGCCGAGACGGATCCGTAGACAGCGCCAGCACCGCCTAAAGTGGCACCGATCCCACCACCCGCACCAATGGACAAGCTCCGCTGCGTGTTGGACACGCCGGTCAGCTCCCGCCGCGTTTCACGGATGCGCTGGTTCAGCGTCTCCTGGGCCCGCGCCAGCTCCTTCGCTGTCAGGCCGCCGTGGGTACGGAGAAGCTGGTACTGACGCCCGAGGCGCTGGATAGCCTCCTCTGCTGCCCTGGTGCGGGTGATTCCAAGGTCATTCCTGGCTGCTTCGAGCTCCGCCTGACGTGCCGCCACAGCCGCAACCCGACGGTCGGCGGCCAACTGGACCAGACCTGCCCTGGCTTGAGCCTGACGCTGGGCCTCGGCTTGAGCGGCCCGCTGCGCTTGGGACGCCTGCTGGATCGTGGCCTGGCGCAGTTCACGCAATCGGGCCAGGGTGCCCTCGACGTTTCGCCGATAGGTAGCCTCGGCTTCCGCGCGCTCCTGTGCCGACAGTGCGCCGTCCCGCTGCACCAACTGATACTGCCGGCGCAGGTTGAGCAGTTCCTGCTGTTGTTGCCGGATCTGGCCGACCCCCAGGGCCCGGCGGGCTGACAACAGCTCTGTCTGTCGAGCTGCCTCGGCTGCAGCTCTGGCTTCTTGCTCCAAGGCCGCAGCTGCGGTCGCCTTGCTGGCCGGAGCGCCCGTAGCGGCCCGTAGCTGCCGCAGTCGCTCCAGAGTCTGGCTAACGCTGCGGCGATAGGTCGCCTCGGCCTCTGCGCGCTGCTTGGTCGAGAGGCTGGCATCAGCCGCCACCAGCTGATATTGGCTCCGCAGTTCCAGCAGGGCGCGTTGCTCCTGCTCAATGCGGCCAACCCCTAAACGCCCACGCGCCCGCGCCATCTCGGCATCAGCACGCCTGGCGGCGGCAAGGGACTCCAGTTCGGCAGTCAGCCGGCGCTGCTCATTGACCAGGTTCCGGGTATCGACGCCAGCGGCCTGGAGCTCACGACGGCGCCCGGCCAACTGATTCTTGGCTGCGGCCTCCCCCCGCTCCAGGCGAACCAACTCGGTCACCGCCTTGCGGTAGCTGGCGGAAAGCTCCTTGCTGGGCTTCGCCGTGCGGGCCAGCTCGTCGCCCAGTTCCCGCACCCGCTCGCGTGCAGAGCGGGCCTTGCGCCCGGCTTCCTCCAGGCGCACCTCGAGTTGGCGGAACGCATCAATCTGTTTCAGTGGTTTCTGAACCGCTCGAACGAGCTCGGCGTAGTCCTTGCGGAGGCTGGTGATCTGTTTCGAGGCACCATCCACATCCGCTGTCACCTTCAGTTCAACGTCTGACATTCAATCCTCCAGTGGCCGCCATCGCAGCCAGAAAGAATGACCAGGGGTAGTAGGGCGCATGGGTGTGCCCTAGCCGGACCATGGCCGCGATGCAGGTGTCCAGGCCCCTCAAGCCGGCGCCCCCGGGCCCCTGGTCACCAGACCCAGGAACGCGAAAAAACTCGGGTTCAGCTCCTTACACAGGTCGATCACCTGGCGGAGCTGAGAGGGTCGCAGCTGGTCGATATCGGCGGCGGTCAGGCTGGTCATCCGCTGCAGGTCGGTGAGCGAGCAGTCGGGAAACAGCGCCTCGTCCACCGGGTCGCGCGACGTGCTGGGCTGCTGCATCTCCGCCAGCCAGTCGCGAACCTGCAGGACGGTCAGCTCGCGGACGATCACGGACTTGTCGCCCAGGGTCATTTCTTTCGAGTTGGTGATTTGAGTGGTCATGGTGTTCTCCAAGTGGTGTTGGGGATAAGTGGCTGGCCTAGCGCTTCGGGCTGGGCTTGGTGGGGGATTGCTCGGGAACGGGGTCGTGGCTGTACCGCAGGCCGAGCGACGACGCGCGCCGCGTGTCCTGCTGGTTCTGCCGGTCGATCTCCTCGACGTCGTAGCCGCGCTCTGCAGCAGCCGAGGCCCGCGAACCGAGGCCGCCCTTGATCAGCATCAGTTCGCCCTGGGCGTCCTGCACCGGGTGCAGGTAACGCCAGGCCTGGGGCCGCCAATCGCAGGCGAGGTAGTCACCTCGGCGCTTGGCGTAGTCCGGTGCCTGAAGGCGGCCGGCGAGAACCGCGGCATCGATGAAGGCCGTCCACATCCGTTGGCAGAGCTGCGGGATGGTGTACAGCCACTGGTACTGCTCGACGCGACGGCGGTACTCGTTCAGAAGCGCCCGCAGAATTCGGTCG